GGCGCCGAGAAAACAGACTATTTTACACACTCTGAGCGTGAGCGTTGCGAACAGGGAGTTCTTGATTATGTCTCATAAGCTTTTCCATGGAGACTGTCGAGAAATCCTAAAGACCTTTTCAGATAATTCAATTGATAGTTGTATTACCGATCCGCCATATGGCATGGGAATGGAGGAGTGGGATCATTCGGTTCCAACAGTTGAGGTTTGGAAAGAGGTGCTGAGAGTTCTTAAGCCTGGGAGCTTCTGTCTCAGCTTTTGTAGTCCCCAGCTTTATCATCGAATGGCATGCGCGGTAGAGGATGCCGGGTTTGATATTAAAGACCAGATTATGTGGATGGTGACTACGAAGATGCCAAAGAAGAATAGATTGAAGCCGGCCCATGAACCAATTGTAGTTGCGCAGAAACCATTCAAGGGCAGCATTAAAAAGAACTTTGAGGAATGGAAGGTTGGGGTCATTGACGTGGAAAACACGCGTGTTCCGTGGGACGGCAAGCCTCCTACTGGATGGGTCGGTCAAGGCGTCAAGCGTAGATCTTTCGGAAAGGATGGAAAGCACGCGAGAGCATCTTCAATTAAAACTAAGAAAGAGGGCTGGACACTTATTGCTACAGGGGAGATGGTTGACTTTGGCAAGGTTGATGCCAACCCCGCCGGGCGATATCCTTCCAACATCATAGGAGAGGTTCAGACAGAACATCAGAAATATTTTTATGCTCCGCGTGTGACGCGCAAAGAGCGTGGAGAATACAATGATCATCCGACGCCTAAGCCTATTTCTTTAATGTCTTATTTATGTAAGATCTATTGTCCACCTGATAAGATCGTTTTGGATCCTTTTTGNGGTAGTGGCTCAACTGGGATCGGCGCAATGAAGGAAGGCCGAACATTTTTTGGTATTGACATGGAAGAGAAATATATTGAGATTTCTAAAAAAAGAATTAATGAGCATATCTTCGAAGGAGAAGAGAAATGAACAAAACAACACAAAAAACGCTGTTTAGCTCTAAGACGGGCGAATGGGCAACACCACAAGAATTTTTTAATAAGCTAGACTGGAGATTTGGAAAGTTTACTTTGGATCCTTGTGCTACAAATGATAATCATAAGGCTAAGAAGTATTATACTCTTGAAGATAATGGACTGGCCCAAGACTGGGAAGGGGAAACTGTCTTTGTTAACCCTCCCTACGGCAACCTCTCAGAGTGGGTAGAGAAGGGATATAGAGAAAGCCAGAAGGATGATACCAAAGTGGTGATGCTCATCCCTGCCCGAACTGATACAAAGTACTGGCACAAATATGTAATGAGAGCATCAGAGATTCATTTTATTAAAGGACGCCTTAAATTTGGAGACTCTAAGAACTCTGCTCCGTTTCCCTCTGCAGTAGTGGTATTTAATTCGGGGTCTTCTTATATTCGAAACCTATATCCATCTGTGTATACGATGGAGCGAGGATGAATAGAAAGCAAAGACGAGCTTTGGAGAAGACATCAAAAGCCGAAAAGGCATTGGCCTCTGAGGTTGCGTTATTTGGGCTTTTGCCTGATAAATGTGATACATGTCACGAATCATTTGACAAGAAAAACAAAGAAATGGTGATGTCTTGGTCGGTGGTTGTTCACCAGGAGGCGGAAAAGGTTCGCTTATTTTGCCCTCCCTGTATTGAAAAGGCAAAAAAAGTAGTTAAGGAGAGAGAAAATGTCGATTGATAGATTGTCAAAACCAGCACTTCAAAAATTATTATCTGGTAAAGTAAATGAAGCAGCAATTTGTGTTATTAAATTTTATTCGAATAAGTGCCCGTTCTGTCATAAATTAAGCAGCCCTTATAAAGACATAGCAGAAAACAAAGAATACTCAGACTTACACTTTTTTGCTTTTAATATCGCTGATTATCCACAAGCAGAAAAGATTATAGGGTTTAATGGAGTGCCCACAATTACCTTGGTTAAAACAGGATTTAATACGCCCAAGATTAGAGTGTTAAAGGATCCAGAGGAACCAAACAAAGAGACATGGTACCATTTGAACGATATTAAAGAATTTATTGAGAAGGAGAAATAATGTCTACGGAAATAGATTATGGAAACTTAACAAAACGAATAATCTTCACAGACAATGATCACCGCCAAGCTCAACTTTTAATCAGATTAAAACAGGATGGACTTACGCAGTCTGCCTTTTTTCGTCATATGATAACAGCATACATCACAGGTGATCACAGAATTCAAGGATATGTTGATGAAGTAAAAGATCAGTCTAAAATTAAAAAGGCAAAATCTGCGCAACTACGCAACAAAGGAAAGACGACCCTTAAGGACTTTGCACTTAGCGAAGGCGAAATAGAAAACATTTTTGATTTATTAGAAGAGGAGCACCCAGAGTTATGAAACAAAATGGATTATTAAAATGCTCTAAGTATTGTTTGAAAGAAGGAGTGTCGTGCCCGGTGACGGAGTGTCGTCTTTGGATAGATTATGAAAAAGAACATAATTGTTGTTTAATATCTGTTTACGAGAACGGGAATATGACCCTCAGAGAAGCAGCAGATCGCTTAGGCATTTCATTTGCGAGAGTGAAACAAATAGAAGTAAAGGCTCTAGAAAAGTTAAAAAAACGTATATCTTCGGCAAGATTGCTTTTTTAGGGAGTTTATTAAACCACAACACTATTTATATTTGAGTTTGTACATTTTAAGGAGATTTATAATGGCTCGTAAGACTTTGTTAACTGAATCAGAAATCCGTCGATTCATGAAATTGGCCAGCATGCCGGCGGTTGGCAGTCCTAGATTGCGTGAGTGGAATGGCGTTACTGAGGTAGAAGAAGAGCCTATGGACGATATGGGAGCAGGCGAAGAAATGGGCCTGGAAGATGAGGAAGTAGGCCTAGAAGATGAAGAAATGGGTATGGAAGATGATGAAATGGGCCTGGAAGATGATGAAATGGGCCTGGAAGATGAAGGAGCAGAAGAGCTTGCTCCTGACGCTGTAGAAGCTGTGGAAACCGCTCTAGAAACAATGCTCGATGCTATGGGCAGTGCCCTTGAACCATATGGTATTGTAATGGACGCCGAACGCAGCGAAGGCGGCGAAGAAGAAGAGCTAGGTCTCGAAGACGAGGAAGGCCTAGAAGGTCTCGAAGACGAGGAAATGGCCCCCGAAGAAGAAATGCCCCCGGAAGGAGGTGAGGAAATGGAAGTAGGCGGCGAAGAAGAAATGATGATGCAAGAAGTTGCCCGTCGCGTAGCCGCTCGTTTAATGAAGGAATCTCGAAAAGAAAAGATGGCTGATCAACTAGCTGAAAAGATTATGAAGAGGCTCTTGAAAAAGTAGTTGACAAAGAATTTACAAGCTGTTATAATAAACCACCGATAGAGATATTGGTGGTTATTTTTTGAAAAGGATATTATATGGAATGGCTTCAATATTTTCTTGTATTTGTGTTTGGTTACCTAACTTGTAAGACATTTTATTTTTTTCGCGCCACTAGAACTGGAATATTAATAGTGAAAAGCGCCCAAGTTATTAGTCTGGCCATCCTCGCAAAGTCAATGGAAAATTTTGCTTTCTCAAGAACTTATAAGATTCTTACTTTGCAAGAAAGTGGAGCCAGCGAACAAAACATTGGCGCTTATACCATTAACATTGATCTAGCAATTAACTCCTACAAAGAAAAAGCAATTAAACATATAGTCGAACAGCATTCTAAATTTTACAAAGAGATTTTAGATTTTGATGATTGGAGATCGGGAATGGACTATCTTGAGCAGAATAGAGAGGTGGCGCATGCGTTCCTTCTTGAAGAGTGATGTATTAGACAAATTAAAAGAAAAGTTACGTAGCTTTCTTGATGGTGTTGAAGAAACTATAGAAGAAAAGAAAGTTATTTTGGTTGATCCTTCTAAACTACAAGGAGGAGAGCCAGAGATTAGCTTGAGGACAATCGGCTTGTTTTCTGACATACTAGAAGAGCCTATAGCGGAATTAGTTCACGCGCTTATGTACATGAACGAAACGAATAAGGACAAAAAGGAAGAAGATAGAGAACCTATTGAGTTTTATCTTTCAACTTACGGCGGCTCTGCTGATGACATGTTCGCTTTGTATGATATAATGAAAGATATCCAGAAGAGAACAGAAATCCATACAGTTGGCGTAGGAAAAGTAATGTCGGCTGGTGTGCCACTGCTTGCTTGCGGAACAAAGGGCAAGCGCAAGATTGCAAAGAACTGCCGTATTATGATTCATTCAGTAAGTGCCGGCAACCAGGGAAATATTCATGATCTCGTTAACGAATTAGAAGCAGTTGAAGAGCTACAAAAAATGTATATAAATTGTTTAGTAGCAGAAACAAAAATGACCAAATCTCAACTTAAAAAAATGTTAAAACGTAAAGTGAATGTCTATTTATCTGCAGAGCAAGCAATTAAGTTAGGGATCGCTGACGAAATATTATGAGGAAAACATATGTCTGAACTATCTGAGATTTTAAAGAACGAGTATAAAAAGAAAGAAGAGAAGAAGCCGATTGACTTTTCTATGTTAATGGAAATGGTTGAGCAGTTGTATGATGCTATTGAGCCAGAGGTGGTGGAAGAAGAAAAGGAGAGCAAGGATGCGATCTCCACAGAAAAGAAAGAGACAGAATCAATTGACATCGCATTACCTTTTGTTCAGCTTAGTGAGGCGTGGGGTACCCCCGGTTCTTTACAGCGAACAGATATAGCCAAATTTGTTGAAAGAATAGGAGGAGCCTCTTCCGGTGATCCTGTTGCGACTTTGAGAAACAGAATAGCACAGCTACAGAATTTTGCCACCATGGCTTTAGAAGGTAAAGGAGAGCAACAGCCCATATCTCAGGTTATATCTAATATTTTGCTATTGGATACACTTGCTGCGATTGTTACGGGCGCACAATATAGCGCTTCGC